AAATTTAAACCCATCTAGATTTGGGCTTTAAAAAATGACCCAGGAGGCGTATACTATTTGTGTTGAAAACGTTGGCCTCAGAGCCGCGATTAGGGGCCCGCTTTAGCGGGCTTTCTTTTATGAGGTGTTCACTCCATCTAAAAAATCCTGGGCGTTTTAGCAGAGACCTTTCTCGGCACGCAGTAAGCCTCAACGTTACGTTGTTTCCAGCCAGGATAATGTCGGTGGCCTAACTGCCCGGTCGATATCGCTCTCGCGTATGCATTGCATTTATAAATACTGGCAAAAACGAACTGATCACTCTGCGGGAGCTGCTCGCCTTCAACCATAATAATTAAAACGAAAATTAGAATCACGGCCCTAAACTGCGGAGGTTTAACACCGAGGTCGACCGCATTGACGATAGTTTTTTTGTCTGATTTTTGCGTCTTTAAGCCTTTCCTTTGCAGATTTGAGCTGGTGCTCTTTGTATTCTTTGTGGATATAGAACCCGGAGAAAGTTAAAAAGATAAATGCCCCAACAAGAAACACCGCCGTTAAGATCATTTGATTACGTTCTTTTCTTTGCCTTCTTTTGACTGCGATATTTTTTAGGTATGCAGCGTGCGAGGCCCGGCTTGCTGCCAACAATGCCTCCTGTTTCCTTAGCAACGAGCCGTGACCGCTCATTAAAAGGTGGTCTTTCACCTTCTGCTTGGCGGCGTCAATCTCTGCTTGTTTCTGAGCAATCTGAAGGGCTTGTTTAGAGTTAAGGGGCTTCTTTAACTTCCAGTTTTTTTCTTTTTCATCGAGAGAATCTTGAGCAGAACTTAAGTGCCCAAGTAACTGTGACGCCTGGTCATAGGATGCCTTGGCGTCGCTTAACCCGTTTAATAAGGATTGTACGCCTTTAATTGCAGAGACAACGGCAGCTAACTCGCCCAGCCCAAACATGATCTACTCGAGCAAATTAGAGGCGAGCAGGACCGCGAGTACCCAGGGGTATAAAGCTAATATAGAGTTTTGCAAGAACGACATCTTTTCAGAGCCCTTGTCGAGTCGTTTCTCAATCTGTGTGATGGTCGAGGCAATGTTTTCATAACGGAGCAGACACTCTTTTTCATGCGTTCGCAATTCATTAAGCGCCTTCTCGTCGTTCACTCTTTCGCCTTTCCTATGTTGATTGCAAGGAGCTCTATCACCGGGTAAGCCTTTGCAAAAATACTATCGTCTTTAGGTGCAGAGGTGGCCGCGCAAATGCCCGAGCTGATGGCAACGATGGCGGTCGCGATATTAAATAGGACCATGATTAGATCAATCATTTCTTTTTCTTCTTGTCTTTTTTATTCTTTGGCGGTCTACCGACTTTACTTCCGTAGGTTCCTTTTCCTCTGGGCATGATTAATCCTCCATTGCTATGATGATGTTTAAGATTTCTAAGATTTCTTCGTCAGTCATTTATCGCCTCCGAGTTCTAGAGGGTCGTTTTGGTTTAGGCTTCTTCGCCGTCTTGGCCGCTGCTTTAAACTGCGCCGCGCTTGGTGCTCCTTTTGTACCAGGCTTTCTCATGCTCTCTCCTGATCCGGCTTTTATCCTTCGACGCTTTGCCGCAATGTTTGAGTAGAGACCTCGTTTGCCTGGCATCTAACTTCTCCTTGATTTAGCGCCGGAACATTTCCAGCGTTTACGTGATAAATTGTTGGGCGTGTTTGGGTCGTTCTGTTTTTTCTTGGGTAAACGTTTTTTTATTCCGAGCGAACGGGCGCAGTAGCTGTCACCTTTTGAGGTGCCCGGCTTAACCCTTGCGCCGCCGCCCTTGGCTTTTCCAGCCTGCCCGTAACTCACACGCTTACCGCTTGCCGTAACTTTTACTTTTGCTTTTCCCCGTCTAGGAGAGGGCATACTCATCCTCCTGCTCTGGTAACTCTTCGCCTTCATACAGCAAGGTCGCGACCGTTCTGTTGTCTACCTTGTCGATGACATAACGCCGGGGCTTTTCTGCTTTCGCCTGGCGCAGCTCCGTCGCTAACTGCTTGCGTTCTTTCTTCTCTGCTCTTAGGTCGGCTTTTAAGTCTTTTATTTCTCTGTTTGCTTCACGCATTGCGGTGTCCTTGGTTTTAAGCACCGCCTCCAGGTTTTTCTCTAACACCCTAACCTTTTCATTAGCTTCTGCGAGCTCTCCTGTAAGGGCGTCACGGCGCTCCTCCAGAGACTTGTTCTCTTGCGTTAATGCCTGCATCTCGGCTTTTGCGTCGCCTAGCTCCTGCCGTAAGTCTCGGTTTGCCTGGTCCATCTCAATCGACCGGGACGTAATCTTGTCGATGTCCTTTTCAGCTTTCTCGATTGACGCCTGGCGGTCCTCCTCCCTTGCGTCGAGCTCCCGTGAACCGAGCTCTATAATGATGTCCGTTCTAGATACGGGGATCATTGGCTAACCTTAATAGCTGCTCGTTAGACATGTTTTTCATTTGGTCGAGGGAGATCATGTTTTCGATCTTTTGCCCGTCCGTTTCTGCAATGGTCTTTTCAGCCTTCGCCATGTCCATTTGGCGTTCGTGGTTAAACTTTTCTGCGTCGAGCTGGAGCCTGCCCTGCGATATCTGGATGTTGGCGCTTTTCTCTTGCACACTGATATTCGTTTTAGTCTCTTCGTTTTTGGCTTTGATTAGCTCGGCCTCGGCTGCTACCGCCATAGGGTCGGGCTGTTTTGGAGCCTGCTGCGCCGCTGCGGCCTGCTGCTGCTCTTGCTCAGTAAAGTCTGTCGGAGGTATTGCCCCTGCTTTAAAGAGCTGCTCTCGCTTCCTGCGTGCGAGCTGGTCCATGCCTGGCGCTGTAATGTTGTTTGCTAAGATATCGCCCCCGAGTTGTATAAATGACGGGTCGACCTGGCCTATCTGCACAATCGATTGCACGGTTTCATCCTGGCGGTTCTTGAACGCGGGACCAGCGCTGCACACTACCTCATACCGCGACTCGACGACCTCGTTATTAATCGATCCATCTTGCTGCCGCTCGTTTATGTTAATCATGGTCCGCTGACTATCCGTGCCAATCACCCGGATCATTCGCTCTTCCGAGTAGATTTTGGGAATACTCGTCACCAGGATTTGCGCGGTCTTTCTGATCGCTACCTCTTGCGCGTTAAAATATTTAATGGTCCCGGTGTCGGACTTGTCTTGAAGCTTTTGGATTGCAGCGCCGCTTTGCAGTCCGGGGTTATCGCCCTGGGACGCCGCAAACATACCTGCCGACTGACCCATCATCTGCCGCATGTTCTCTGACAATAGCCGCAGCCCCTGGTTAACCTGCGACCCGCCCGTTTGAAATGGTTGTGGCTGGCCGTCTATGTGGTTGTAAAACATCACAGGATCAATATTCACATTTAGAGTTTGCAGCTCGTCTTCGTGCCCTGCCGCTTGATCAGTCGTCATTAAATACTTTTGTCTTGGTGCCAGGGCCGACTCTTCAATCTCTCTGGATACCGAGTAGTTGAGAACGCGCTGCTGGTCCATGAGCTTTTCGACAATGCCGTGATAGAGCAGCTTGTTATTGTATATCTTGTAGTTGGCATACAACGGGATTAACGGGATTTGATCAAACACGGTTTCTTGTGATTCGTCGAGCCAATCTTTAGCGTCGAATTTGCGGACACACACTACCTTTTTAATGCGAACCCGCTCATCAACCTTGGAGATGCCTGCGTCTTCCATGCCCTGCATGAGCTGTTTGTACTGCTCCATTTCGTCCGTTACGACCTGGTCGTTATCAAACAAAAACAGCCGTACCTCAACTTCTTTGTAGTAAAAGAATTCACCGACGTTGACGACTTTCTTTTGATTAGCGTAAGCCTGGAAAGTTTGGTTTTCTGACAGAGAGACACCAGGGCGGTCGTAGCGCTCTTCAAACTCTTCCGGGGTAATGCCGGATAGCTTAAACGCAAACCGAGCGTCGCCGCCGCACCTTGCCTCTGAGGCGTGATCGAAATAGACCCGGTCGACCCAATTGTGTACAGGAACGATTGACAGATCCTGCGCGAACGTATCTTCGTCGACGTAGTTTTGCTGTATCTCCCACCCATCAATGCCCGCCGTGACCATGTTCCGGGCGGCGTGGTTGTATATGCTCTCTGCGTCGCTGGCCTGCTCTATCGCCTGGACCAATGACTGCATGGTCTCTGCGTTTTTCTCGGTCGCTGCGTTTGAGCTCGGGTCGATCTGAATCGAGAAATCTGCCCGCTCTATTTCTCCTGCTATCAAATCGACAATTTGTGAGGTCATATCAAACTGATACCGAGGCTTGCCGTCGTTGCTTTTGTATATTGTTTCCTCCCACTGTCCTGAAGGCGAGCTCACAAACAAGTGACACTGCCTCGCCATGCCGCGCAAATCTTCGTCTACGTCCTGGGCAGTCTTTAACAGGTCTACTACTTCTAAATGGTCATCGTAATCGGGCATTTATTTCCACCCCGCAAATTTAATAGGTTTGAGTTCGGTTTTAATTTTTGGCGTAAAGCCTAAAGACATCATCATGCAGTCGGCCATGTTTGGTGAGGGTATCCCCATCCGCGCCATTTCTGTTTTGCTCGCTATTTGTATCTTGCCGCTCGAATTGGGCTTTAACGGTATCCGGCACACTTCTGCTCGCACCGCGTCTAGATGCGCGATCTTGTCGCTGTCCAGGCTAATTAATTCGTCCGGGTCAATGTACTCGCCGTTCACCGCTCGGTAGGTATTATGGAATCGCCTGGCGAGCTCCATGTATGCCTGGGCACGTCGATTAAGCAGCGCCTCTCTGTTTGTTTTGCGTTTTGCGGGATCGCGAATGTCGACCGGGTCGTACTCTCGCATCGCGTCCTGCGGGGCTTCCGAGCCCTTGAACATAAACCACTCGATTTTTTTGTTGGTAAGGGAATGGTCGACCTGGCGCTTCAATGTCACGCCCATTCCGTCAGCATCCCAGCCGAAATAATCCGCTCCCATCGCAATGGCTTTATCGAGCGCCCAATCGCATCCAACGTTAACGTCGCCCGTTGCCATCTCGCATATGTCCTCGAACACCACGCCCCTTCGAGCTGCGTAGCCTTTTGCGTCGTCGCCGTTGTCTGAGGGGTCATGCGTACAAACCACCGCGCCTTCTGCCTTGAAGCCTAGTTTCTTATGCGCGTCGACCGCTGCCTCGAACCACTCTACCGGGATAATAGAATGCTCGACCTCGTCGTAGGTTTCACCCTCCCAAATGTGCTTATAAAGCGCCGAGCTCTTGTGTTCTTTGTCCCATAACCGTTCCTCGTTTAACCCTCCGGCCTCCATGAACCACGGGTTGTCGGTCCAGTTCGACCAGACGATTAAGTGCATGTCGTCTTTGTAAATTTTATTGGTTCTGAGCTCTTTCTCAAACGGTGCGAAGAATCGCTGCGAGAATTCGTCTTTAAGGCTTTGTGGGTTAGCCGAGCACCATAACTCTGCGCCAGGCGCTCTGAGAGTCGGTGTCAGGGCTTTTAGGCTGTCAGCCGATATTGTCTGCGCCTCTTCAATCCAGAACCGAGAAAAGCCGTGAAAGGATTGGACCGCGCTTGGATTCCTGGCGAGCCCCTTAAACTTAAACGCTTCTTCACCCTTATAAAGAATCGTGTTCTTTTGTATCTCAAAATCGTTTAGGCCCAGGTCTTTGATGATCGTACAGATGAGAGAGTAAACGCTGTCGTCCAGGCTGTTTTGATACTCTCTAAAACACGCTGTCTTAATACCGCGCATGGCGTCAATCACGCAGAGTTTAGCCAGGGTCGTAGACTTGCCGCTTCCACGTCCACCTAACGCCACCTTAAACCGCTTCTTCTCCGTGGCGAAAGGTTGCAATGCTTTTGGAATCTGGAGTCTGATTTCAGCCACCGCCGGGCTCCACTACTTCTATTACGACTTTGTGTTCAGTGTCGACCTCGACCGGGGCACCTTCTATCCCGCTTATTTCCTGCCGGTCAGAGTATCCGTGTTTGGTCAGCATTAACTTGACTAGGGTCGGCTGGTACTCGCCCTTTAAGCCCTTGTTCCAGAGCTCAGTCTCTTGAATTCCGAGGAGGCGGTCTAAGATGTGTAAAAACTCTTCGTTTCCTTCACGCCAGTTATATAACGTCTTACGGGAAACCCCGAGGTAGGTCGCTAATCCTGCGGCGTGTGGAAGCGCGTGCCCGAGCTCCGACCATCCATTGTCGACGTACTCTTTCGCTCTTTCCATTACGGTATCGTCTAGTTTAGATGGACGCATTTGAGAGTTTTATGCCAAATTTTAAACCATTTTATCTAGCGGAATTTAAAAAAACTTGTCCTTTTATTCAGTTACTTATCTATTTTCCTTCCATTCGGTACATTAATAATGTAAACTCTAGCTTTACAACTTAGACAGTGAGGACAAAAAAATGGCAATGAAAACCTTTATCGAAAAATTAATTGGTAAAGATAAAGATAAACTAATGGCAATCGATTTTGACAGCAATGGTTTTTCAATCTGGCTCAACGAGCCTTACATTTTTGTTATAAACGAAGCAGGGTGCCTCGGTTTTGACTACGGAGATTTTGAAACAATGGCGAAATTAAACGAGACGCTTAAATTTGAACTGAGCATGGGCATCCTAACAAAGGACGAATACCATAAAAGAAATGATGAGTTAAGAGAAAAATCTCTCGGCATTAAGAACATTACTTGGGAGGTTAAATAATGGACAACGAAGAAATTATTACGGTAAGAGCCGAATTTTCAATACC